ATAAGCTCCGATACCTGTTCCCACCGCTTGCGCAAATGGATTGGTTCCGGGAGCCGTGGTTGCTGTAACGGCACTTTGGCCTGTTGGTAGATTGGTCATAAGACCTTTCATAAATTCTAATCTTTGATAAGGTTCATATTGTCTTTGTAAAGTTGTCATACGTTGAGCTTCTAAAGCCTGTTGGCCTAATTGTTGTTGAACGCCACCCGCTTGCATCAAACTTCCAATATCTCGTTGTTGCATTGCCTGCTGGGCTTGTCCTAATCCTCCATAGCCTTGAGCTGCTTGTAATCCTGTTTGAACTCCTAATTGTTGTTGCCTTTGATATCCTCCTAAAGCTTGTGAAAAACCACCCGCTTGGGAAAGTCCAATTTGATTAAGCCGCCTTGCATCGAGTTCTGCTGAAGCCACTCCTTGTCGTGCTCCACCAAAAGCTCCCGATTGAACAGCTTCGGCACTTAATTCATTTTGTCTCATTTGCGCTTGTCTATTAATTTCATCTGTTACGTAAGATTGATAAGGATTCATATAAGGAGCGAGGCCCGCGGTTGTTGGAGCTTGTCCTGCCAATGTTTGAGCTCCTCCCAATGCACCAATTCCTGAAGTTAAAGCTCCAGCTCCTATACCTGTTTGTCCCGCCATTGTAAATCCTGCCTGCATATTTGGAGGAGGACCAGCGATTTGATAAGCTGGTAAGCTTACGGGAGATTGCGCTAATTTTAAAGCCTGATCGTAAAGTGATAGTTTTCGTGCTTCAACTTCTGGTGCTTCTCTGGCAATGGAAACTTGAGTTCCTGTAGTGGGGCCTCCACCACCGCCGCCACCGCCGCCGCCGCCGAATATAAAACTCATGTTAGATCCTTTTGATATAAATATCGTTTAATTTTCCAGCCGAAAGGTTCTAAAAAATTCTTCCAGCCGGGTCTAGCTAATACCGCTAGTCGTTTACATTGATTGTCTTTTCCTAATTTTTCTATCATTCTTGCTGCATTCTCTTGCCAAAGTTCTCTTTTTTCTCCTTTAAGTAAAATAACTTCTACCTGTTTAAATTTAGGTAATACTAAAATTCTGGTAATAAAACATCCAAATACTTTATGTCTATCTCCATCATCAGAACCAAACATCATAAAAAGTTGATATTCTCCTTTTTTAATAAAGTTTTTAATTTGTTTGACATCCATAGGATTGCCATCGAATTTTAATCCTTCAGCAATCATGAAATGAACTAGATTCCAGTATTGTTCCAGTTCTTTAGGTTTTATCCATAAAACACTTACTCCTTGTTTAATGTTTTGTTTTTTTGCTAGCATTTAATAAATCAAATATTCTTTTAAATTTAGATTGTTGACCATAAAAGAAAGCCGCACCTTTTTTTCTCATTTCTTCCTCTGAATTAGGCGCCGCTCCTTCAATAAGACCTGCTCCTAAAATAGCATCGGATCGCGAAACAAATTCTCCATCGGCAAGTTGTGCTAAAATGGTATCTTCGTTTTTATCGCCAGATCCAGTACCATCGGCAATCTGTCCTCCAGCTCTCACATAATTATTAGTATCTTTTTCGTCGTGATCTATTTTTGAAGGTAAATAACTGACTCCTCCTGTTGCAAATTTTTGAATAGGAAGGGATGCTAAGCCTCCTTCTTTATAACTGTATAAATCAGTACCTGGAGCACTTTGCCCGTAATAAAGAGGAGAAGAACCTGAATATTGAGCAGCTTCTCCTAGTCCTGATGTTAATTTTGATTGCTTGGCATAAGCGTCTTTGTAATCTTGTTCCGTGAATGGTGGATCTGGCATATCTTCTTCGCCTTCCAGTAAAGTAGCTAAACCTAAACCAGCTCCCAGTTTCATTCCTGGACTCCAGCCTTGAATTCCTGTTGCTGCTTGAGCAGGCATATAATCTTTACCACCCATTGTGCCTATTTGTTTTGTAGCGGGTGAACCCCATGCTGAGCTTGCCCATTGTCCAGCTTGAGTATTTGCAAGTTGTTGTTTAATACCAACTCCTCCAGCTCCAAGTTGACCGGCTCCTGTGCCAAAGCCTGAAAGACCCATTCCTTGACCAGCGCTTGTCATGCTTCCTAATTGACCAATACCCCCTACAATGAGGGCATCTCTAAAAGACCGTTTAGTCGATTTTCCTCGTAATTTCTGTATGCCAAATGTGGCCAATGCTAGTGTTATTGGATCCATAATAAATACTTAAGTAACTATCATTTTACAGCTATATGAGCATTGTATCAATACTGTAGGGATTAAGGGTTATGGGAGATGATGGGATAAAAGGTTTGAATACTCTAAAATTCAAAGGCCTATTTTTTAAGTTCTTTCGTCATGGGGATTTTATCCCCAGTTTTGACTAGTTCTTGATATAATTTTCCACGATACATTTTTTCGCCTACATGAGCTATTTCTTCATCTGCTAAAGCATATATTTTACCTCCGATATCTTTCCATAATTTACAAAAATAGAAGTCTTCTCCTAGATAAATTTTAGTTTTTTTATCATAGTAAGTATCAAAAAAATTCCAATAATTAGGCTTGTCAATCATTTTTCCATTAATCAATGTTTGTTGTTTAATTGTTAAATGAGGATAAGCTTTGATTAATTTATCAAATGCACTTCGTTTAATCATCATACAACCCGCTGGTCCCTTATTTATTTCAATAAATCCATTCTTCATATCAATCTTTTCTAGATCAGGTAATTCTACAGGAAAAGTATAGCCTTTGGTATCGGGATGATCACTGGCTCTTCTATCATCATCGGTTCTAAATTTATTAGCATCCACCGTTTTCATGGGGTAAGGAACCATACAAACTTCATAGGGGCAGTCAAACATTCTATAAATGGATCGAACTGAAAAAGAAATATCAGCATCAATGAAACACATTTGATTTGTATCTGAACTTAAGAAAGAAGCTACACATAAATTTCGTCCTTGAGTAACCAAACTACTTTTCATTAATTGAAAAATAATATTAACATTATTTAAAAGGCATTCCTTTTGTAAATCCAAACAGGATTTCATATAATGCAAGCAAACGTCTGAATGAACAGGGGTTGCTACAAATAATCCCTTGGATTGTTTAAGAACTTCTTCTTTTTTAGTTCTTCGATCTTCATTTTTATCCCGTGGCAAAACATTAATTCTATTTGCAGGGTTAGATGATATTTTTTCGTTTTTTTCTGTCATTAATAGCTCCTTTTAAAAATCTATCCCAAAATCTTCCTAAAACTTTCCAGTCATAATAATTTTTATAGTATTGTTGTTGAAATTTCAAGTTTTGACTTAGATTTTGAGCGCCTAGAATAGCTTTAGCTTGTTTAATAGAATCAGCTGTTTGTTGAGCTAAATGTTTTTTATTTTTTGAGTATGGCATATAGATTGGAAATTCAGCACAGGTTTCTGGAATAGCCCCGAGATTCGTGGTTATAAGCATACAGCCAGCAGCTAATGCTTCCATAGCCGAGATACAAAATGTTTCTTCGAAAGTCGAAGGATGAACACTCACGTGGTAATCTTTTAAAATTCCCATTAATTGATCATGATGACAATAACCTTTATAGTGGACATTACCTAAAAGTTCAGCTTGATCATAAAGCTTGTGAAACTGTTTATCGTTTTCTCTGTAAAAACCATCGCCATAAATAATGGTACTGGAATATACATCTAAAGTAATATCTTTATCTTTTTCTAAAAGTTCCATGGCGTTCAACAAGACATCCAGTCCTCGCCACGGTGTTGAAAAATAAATTAATTTTAAAGGAGGCTTATAGGTAAAATCAGTTTTTAATTTTAATTCATCATAATCGATTCCGTTTTTTATAATGATAGTATTAGTATCGGGAATGTCAAAAAAATACCTGAACTTTTCATAAGTCCAGTGGGAATTAAAAACATACCAATCATATTTACTATGATTATCTTTCTTTTTAAACCACGGGGACACATTAGCTTGATCATAAGAATTCTTAATCCAAAGAATGTTGGGGCGCAGAGGATGAAGAGGTTCTTTTTCTGGTATAGAAGTTGTTATTTGAACTAGATCGATAAGATGTAAAGCGGCATATTTACGGAGGTAATCAAATTGAATTTCGGTTCCTCCATAAGGTAACATTATTTGGTTTTACCAAATACTGTTAAAGATGCAACCGTTACTTGTACATCCTGACTAAAATCTTCTTTTTTAGTATCAGTATTAGGATCTGCTACGTCTTTATCAAATTCCTCTTTAGATGCATAAATCTTACCTGTTTTTTTATGCTTCACTATTTCAATAGCTTTCGCTGGTAGTATAGGTACTTGTTTGCCATCAATTGTTGTATATTTCATGTACTTCCTTGTCCTCTATTTTTGGATCGCTTAGGGATCCTTTTACTATATTTTTTGGCATGTCGTCCAGGTCTTTTTTTATGCGTCCTCCTGACATGATTGTATCCAGCTTTAGCCATTTTCGTCGCTACGATTAATAAGTGCGTAGGATACAACGCCCTTAGCGACATTCGCTGTAGCGGCACATTGAACTTTCAATGAATCGCTTTCTTCGAGAATTAAAACTCCTTTAGCTAAGTTTGTAGTGTCTCCAGCGGCTATTGATTCAGTACTAATTTGATAAGTAGTCGAAGCTGAACTATCTAGAAATTTAGACTGTACAATTATAGCTGCGCTAGAAGTATTAGCACATTGAAAATTTTGAATGATAGCTCGAGAGCCAGTGTCCATCGTCAGACATGTAGTCAAATTAGTAGTAGTTAAATTAAAACCAGCGTTTTTATATTGTATACTCATGACATGAAAAAGTTAAAGGCTTCCTGTTCCTTTCTTAAGTCTTGTTGATAAGAAGTGTTTAATTGGTTTTTAAAAGTTGTTAAAGCTTCTTGAAGTTGTCTTTGATTAGAAACTTCATATTCTTCTTTAGGTTCAGGAATAACGACAGTAATTTTAGCCATTAGCGTCTTCCGTCAGGTCGGGAGTCAAATCTAAATAATCCGAATCGCCAATTGCTGGCCAGTTCATCCGCAGATATTTTAAAACTAGCTAGTCTGCTTCGAGCTCTTGTCCATACTTGTTCTGTGCTTGTAGAGACGGTAAAGGGACCCAGCGGTGAACTAGTCGCTGTATCGTTTGGAAATCTACGCAAATAAATAGTAACATTAGCTGTTCCGTTAAGGTGTTTAAAATCAGGAATAAACCGTCTGACACTCATAAAATATTCACCACTTCCTTCTACATCTAAATCAAAATCACCTGAACTAATAGAAGAAGCAATAGCAGTAACTACATTACCCGTACTGTAACGACGGGTTTCATCGCTTCCACTTTCTTGTTCATAAAAAATACTCCTACCATTGGTTACTCCATTAATCGTAGGAAGAGTTGGCTTAGATCCAGATTCATATTCAGTAGCAAAAGGTAAAGCATAAATATCAGGATTACTCCAGGTTGTTCTATCTAAAGTTCCTGTTGTCCAAACATTTTCCATATAATTAAAAGTCACAATTCGGTCTATTTGATCGGCTGTTGCTTGTGGGTAGAACCAAGAAACTTCATTGAATAAAGCATTGTGTCCAGCAAAAACTAATTCTCCTCCAGTATCATAATTAATACCTAAATTATCTCCATCGGTTGTAAATACAAAATCTTCCACTAAACACGGAACGGGTTTAACTGATCCATCAAACATGAAAAATCCTCCACCATTTCCCATCCAGAATACTACACCATTAGCATAGGCTATAGCATGTTGGCCAATGAGGCCACAATCAGATCCTACCTGTCTGATACTAAAGGTAAAAGGGGGTCCTACATATTGCATAATGTAAGCCGCCGTATCCGTTAAAATTAAAATATAATCTTTTCCTTGAACAGCTCCCATAATTTTATTTCCCTGATCCAGATACATCGTTCCTGCAGTATTAGTAGAGGTAGGAACATAGTCTGTTTCATCTTCTTGATCCGAGAAGCGAACATACATCAGATCTTGAGTTGTAGTATCGCCAATAGTAGTTTCGGTACCTAATTGAATTAAATGTCGATCCCGATCAGAAACAATAGACATTACTGATTTTGTGGGATTAGTAGCAGCAATAATTGCCCGTCTCGTTAGAGGGTTAGATAAACTGGGATCCCAGATAAATGTTTTACCATTATGAATAGTTGCAATTAATTTTTCTCCAAAATTATCCAAAGACCAACTGCCTGGCTCCAAGATAATTTGAGATGAAGTTCGTGCTGTTCCCCATGTTGAGGTACTATAGGTTCCTGTACCCCATCCATATTGAAAAGTTTGATTAACAGGACCAACAACTTCATAAGGTTCAGTATCTAAGCCTGCTCCAGCTGAAGCTCCTCCTCCTGTTTCAGTAGAAGTCATTACTACATTAAAATTATTAGCAGTTATTGCTTGAATTTCAAAAGTATTGGTTGTGAAATCACCAGTAGTAAAACTGCATCCTGCTGGAATAGTGACATTATCAAAGATAAGTAAATCGCCTTCGGCTAAGCCGTGTGCAGTTTTGCCGATAGTAACTGTACTAGAACCCGTAGTACTGGTGATGGTACAGGTGGCAATTGTATTGGCTAAAGGAGTAATATCATAAAAAGAATCTCCTGCATATATACCCAGCATTTTATGGGTTCCCACAGCTGCGTATTTGGTTCCTTCAGTATCTGACCAGGTGCTAAGAGCTCTCGCCGCACCCACTAAAGTATCGGTAGTTTTTTGATCCCATCCTCCGATTTTTTCAGGGGAAGCATAACGAAAACGTACATTATCGCCATCAGTCCACTGGGCTTCTGCTTGAGAAGCAGTAGCCTGCTTGTTAAAACCAGGAGCTAATTCTACTTTTTGTAAAGTCATGATTGGTTTATTTTACCATCGTGGCTTTAAAGATTCTAGTAGGAGTTAAAAAATCAAGGAGACTGTTATCTTGCGTTGGTAGGTACACCGTTTGAATTGACGAAAGGTGATTCTGCGAATGCCATCCATATGCATGTACTAGCATTATTAAGTGTTCCACTGGTTCTCCATTTCCATCCGTTCGAAAGTATATCCATTTTATCGGAAGTCCCTTCCGCTGCTGTTGTATTAGGTGTAAGGCTATTATTATCAACATTATATCCTAATCTTTTATTGTCAAACTGATACCAATCACCTGTACCATCAAAACTTTTACACAAAATGTATGCTGGCCGGAATCCAGTATAGACAAACGTGCCATCTGCATTTCCGTTTGATTCGTAGGTCCCGAAGGCGCTATAGCCTTGTTTTGGTGCAAAACAATAAGCCACATAGCCATACGTATTTCCATTAACACTCGTTTCAGTCCCTAAAGAAAAATTTACTGAAGTAGGTGTAGTATCATTCCATCTAAGTGTAGATGTCGCTACCGAAGCAGTTGTATTTAACACCATATATTTAGTGTTTCCCAGTAGTTTAAAATAACACTGCCAACCTTCAGCTCCTGTACTTATTAATTTAACAAATATAACCTCTGGTACAGCACCCAAGCCATGAGAAACCAATGCACCAGCAGTATCGTTTCCAGTATATGCTATAACGGAAAATCCGGCGTCCTGATTAAAACTGTAACCAGTTGGAGTAATCGTAGAACCAGTAGTGTCAATTCCTGTAGTCGTTCCACCTTTCCAATTCCATGAAACAAAATCATCACCACTATAATTTTCATTATTATTACTTCCTACAGTAAATCCATCAGCACCAAAAGCTGTTAAACTATTTACATCAGTTGCTTCATCATCAGTTGAGTTACTATATAGTAGTTTTGTAACTCCTCTTACAGTATCAAAAAATGTAGGATAATAGGTTTGATCTCTATCTTTTAACCAAACCAGATTAGGTGCAAATCCAACGCCTGTAATGGCATTACTTGAACTTGTTCCCGTATAAAGGACGGTACTATAATTAGCACCTGCGTCATCTATCGCTGTATAAGCCATTATCCGAACTCCGCTAAATTTTTAGTGCATAGTGCGTAATAGCCTGTAGGCACATCATATTTAAAGATACCCTGATCATTATCATCTGCGTTAGTTGCTCCTGCAGCTGTCTCTCCAAAACTTCCATTACCAAAATTACATTGAAAGTCGTAACCACTAGTATTAGAAAAATCTCCCACAGCAAAAAAATAATGTCCAATTGTTGAGGCAGATGCAGCTGTTATACTCTGACCTCCTGTTCCTGTTGCACCTGAAGTTGGGTCTCCAGATTTTAGCCAGGTTCCATCTTTTCCGAAATATATAAAATTATTATCTAAATCTATAGCCAACATTACATATCCTGTAGACATGGTTCCCCATCCACTACTAACTGCACTAGCATTTGTATAGAGGAATCCATTAGCACCATACAATCCATAGTTACCAGCTACTTCACCGCAGTAATTATTATTTGCTGTTGGATATTCAGATGCATATCCCCATTGCGCATTAGTATCTCCTGTAGTTTTCCGAAATTCCATATACCATTTGCTCTTACTCATTCCTAAAGTAGTTGTTCTAAAAGAATACATACCTGTGCCACCTGCTGTTGTGTATGTACAATTTCCCTGTGTAAAAACACCGGGATCATAATAATTTTGTAACAGATTAAGTGTTGCAAAATTATTGGTGGGAGAATCTAAACATTGATCTATTGCGGCTAGATTAGTTGAAGTAAAATCATTATTGTTTCCTGATACATCGTTTCCTAAATCCGATGAGTCCTCGAAATCAAGCCAAAAAGAATTTCCTGACATTGTCAATCCTGACGGATCTTTCGGCTGCCAAATTGTCGGACTGTCAGAATTAAATTCTCCAAAATCCGAAGGGGCATACACCTGACCATCGGTGAAAACTGCTTCAGCAATATATCCGTCAAAATATTGGTCATCCCAGCCTTTAGCAATTTGATGTTCTACAGCAGAGTTCCATATACTATCTGCATTCTCCTCATTAACATCAGCCGAAAAAGAAGTTTCTTCAGTTCCATTTATGTACATTCGCAGTCGTAAGTCAGCAGTTGCATTGTCAGTATCCCAGACAAAAACATAGTGATACCATGCTGACGGATCTCGGAATAATCTATTAGTTAAAAGATTACCTTGATTTGCTGGAGTTCTTGTTGTGTAACATAAATAATCTAGTGTATCATTTGCTACATAACCAAATAAATTGTTATTAGAACCATCTCCAGCAACCATAATTCTTTGTGTTTGTGTGATGTTTCCTCTTTTCAACCAAAAACTTAAAGTCCATTTTCTTAAATCTCCAGCACTTCCAAATGTTATTGCTAACTTAGCACTATCAGCTCTATTAAACCGACAGGAATTGTCTATTGAATATGCTTCCGATGATACGGCTGATTGTGATCCTAGAATTAGAGGCATTAAATCGCCTCTGGAAATTCGCCTAGTGGTCTTGCCATAACTGGATTTTCTTCTGTGCCTGTATTGACGTATTGATATAAAGCCGCAAGTTCATCAACTGTACCGCAAGCATCTATTAAGACTTCCATATCATTTGATTTTGTTCTTACGTTTGCTCGATAAGTTGTCATTTCTGCTGGAACTGAATAACTCTCTACCTCAGTTGCTTTAATTACATACCAGTCAGTAGGAGTTAATAAGTTACTTGCTTGTTGTTTTATTTTTTCTTTATGTTTTGTTTTTAAACCTGGTGTAACTGTACTGTCTTCGTTTGTTACATCTGTCAATGATCTTGCTGTAGCACTTCCAAAGGAAGCTGTGGCTTTTCCATCTGCAAAATTAAAAGATTGATTTGTGTTGTTATAATATTCTTGATCTTTTCGATTTGTATTGTCAAAGACTACTTCATAGATACCGATCGCTTCTCTTTCAGCAGCTGACCATAAATTATAAATAGAGCGAGGATATTGATTTTCGCCAATAGTAATTCCTCGATTACTCGGTACTGTTTTTGTTATTGAATTATTTTCTATTAATACAAACATATTATTATACCGTTAGGGCCAAAGTAGATCCTACTTGTAGCCATTTTGAGTTGTGATATCTGAATACGAATAAATCCGCAAGATCACCTGTAGATGTTAAAACTGGTGGAGTAAGGGCAACAGGAAATTCGAACACACCGTTCCACACTAGAGTATTTGTTCCGCCAGCATCTTGAATAATTAATAAAGAAATAAATTGACCAGCAATACCATTAGTTGGTGCTGCTAAAGTTCTGTTATCCGTAAGTGTAACTTTAGCTATGGGTTTTGCCTGCGCGTCCCACGAGATGGTTGCTTCATCTGTCAGAGTTTCTTCTGGATTATAAGCGGCATCCTCAAATTTAACTTTTCCAGTTCCGTTATTGGTAAAGGTAATGTTTCCGTTTGCGCCATTGGTTAAAGTAATCTTACTAGCATTGGTTCCTGAATTAGTATCTAAAATTAAATCATAGGCACCACTGCTCGTAATGTCACCATCTGCTGATCCTGAACCAATAAGTACTTCTCCAGTTCCATTAGGAGCTAAAGGAATATTTCCATTGGATAAAGATACAATTGAACTCGATCCCACATCTAAATTTCCACCTAATGTAAGGTATGAATCATCAGGAAATCCAGCATCGACCATGTTCGTACCTGTCATGTACAGAATTCGTTTGCCTTTATTAGTTGTACTGAATATGTAGCCTGCTCCCCCATCCGAAGCTCCTTTTAATTGAACTGTGTAAGCTCCACTTGTTTCATTAGAAAAAATCCACATCTTTTCTAGTGTTGTAGGAACGGTAACAATTCTGTTTCCAGTAATTGTACCAGAAAGCTTGATGATCATCTGCTATAACTAAAGCTGTTGTTCCTGCACCGCCTGCTACATCTTGATCAATATAACCGCATAGTGCTTCTTCTATTAATTGTAAATTCGTATTAGTCTTAGTACCCCACGTGCCCGAATTCGAGCCCGTGACCATTAAGTCTAGTTTAATATCTGTTGAATAACCCATATTTTTATTTCTATTTGATTATTTTACGTTACGCAGCCAGCTCTGTCCATACCATGCTAACATTTGGATCAATTTCGGTCCATACGGTAGCATAAAGTGTTCCTGTACTCGTAGTCAAGACTTGTCCAGTTGGAATCACTTCAACACTCAATCCAGCTACTACAGTTCCAGTACTAACAGTTAAGCTTACAGCTGTTGCCGTAATAGCTACATCAATGACAGCACTTTCAGTACCTAAAGAAAGAGTAAGAGACTGTCCAGTTAGAGCGACTGCCGTACCTGAATCTCCCCATTCGCCATAACCCCAAGTTTGTCTGCCCCAACCTACATTAGTTTCTGTCGTAATGGTTGCTGATCCTAAAGTAGCAGCTAAGGCTTGGCCAGTAACAGCAACTTGTTGACCAATCGGAACAGTTTCATTTCCCAAAGATATTGCTAAAGTTGTTAAACCAGTTATAGAAACAGTTGCATCTCCTGTAACAGTTTCGGTTCCAATTGTTGCAGTTAAAACTTGTCCTGTTGGAATGACACTTGAACCGAGCGCAATGCTTATTAAACCTCCCCATACACCAGAATCCCAAGTTCCAGCTCCCCATCCTTTTCCAATATTAGTTGTTAAAGATTGGCCAGTAACTGGAACACCAAATGCCATGGATAAAGTGCCCGTGGTTGCACCTAAAGATTCTCCAGTGACAGGTGCTTCCGCACTGGCTCCAGCAACAACACTTCCTATACTAAAAGTTCCTGCAATACCTGTAAAAGCGTATTTAGATTCAAATGTTGGAGTTCCTAAAGATGGTGTAATAACTTGCCCAGTAGTCGAGACATCAACACTATTTAGAGATCCTCCCCAGTCATAATCACCCCACGCACGACGTCCCCAGCCTGTGTTGACTTCAGATGTAATTGTTACCGATGCTAAAGATGGTGTAAGAGTTTGTCCAGTAACACTAATAACGTTAGTACTACTTTCCCACGCATTATCACCCCATGTTAAAGCGCCCCACGCATCTTGAATGATATCCATAATACCACCCATGCCAATTCCGTGAATGAAACAGGCAAAATAAAAATCAGTTTGAGAAGCTGGATCTATTTCTATATAACGAGTGGTGGCTGCATTAAAAGTGGTAGTGGCAGTGTAAGCGCCTTCGGTAGCTGATCCATCTAAATAATAGGTAACACCAGATGAAATAATATTTGATCGTACAGTGCTTATATCCGTACTATTAGAAGTAGAAAAAAATAAAGGATGACCGTCATTGGAAGAATCAGATTGGTCAAATCTAATTGTTCCCCCTTCAATCCAGTCAACAGTAAAGTCTCCTGGTCTTGAACCGTCTATGAAAAATGAATTGCCTGTGCCGCCGACGATATAGAGGGCTCCCGACGCTACGGTAACAGTAACTGTTTTATCGGCCATAGCGCCTTAAACCTCCTATTAAGCTATTCTTAGTATCGCTGCAGTAGATGTAGCCGCTGGAAATTGAACTGTAAATGTTCCAGATGTGGCAGTTTTATCTGCTCCAAAATCTAAAGCACATACAGCTTTTCGAGCTGCTGTTGAATTGTAAAGTAATGCACCTCTTGCTGTGATAGTTACACCAGTCCATGACCGGTCTGTAAAATCTACAAATGCAGTTGTTGCTACAAGCGCAGTTACTTGACCAGCTAATACGCCTCCTTTAAGAGCATATGTTCCTGAAGCCCCAACTTCACTCCCTGTTGTATAGGAAGTCGTTGCCGCGTTGATAGTTGCTGCAGAGGTGTATAAAGCTAATTTAAATACATTTCCTCCAGTGTCTAAATCGTGTACACCATCTAATAATTGTTGTTTAAATGACGCGCAGACTGCTTGTGTTATTGCCATAATTATCTCCTTAATAATTTTATTTTAAGTTTCTCCATTGTTCAGGTGAAGGCGACGCAATTGGAATTCTTAATGTTCCATCTGTATATTCGCCACGTCTTCTTCTGCCTGTTTGTTCTAATGCAAAAGCTGTTATTTCCTTATTATACTTGTCTTCATAGAGCTTGTACATATCCATGGGTCCTTTTAGGTAGCCATAGGATTCTACTAAGGTAGCGTAAAGAAGCAATTCTGGAGCTTTGGTGCTTAAATACGTTGCCGTTTGTTTATTGGGTATAGTAGCCGCATCATCCGAACTGTATAAATGTTCAGGATATTTAATATAATTTATCTGAACCGTATCTGCAGCACTTGGAAGAGGAGCCACGACCGCATATTGAATATTATTAGTTCGATGCCACATTGCATAATATTTAGGAGTTCCTGTCGCATCTGTGGAATTATATTCCGACATAAAACTCGTGTCTCTTCTCTCTAAAAAAGTTCGAGTACCTCCAGAAGTAATATGTTGCATGGATCTTACAATCAATAAATTATCGGGTAATTGAACATAACGATTAGAGGCTACGAAATTAGAAGTCGATTGTTCTCTGCAATAGTCTCCATCGCATTCTCGATAAATTCTAGCTTCGGCATCAAGAATAAATCCATCAATGATAGAATCACTTAAAACTGTACTATCAACTTCTGTATAGTCTCTAACTTTCGTGAGTAATTGTGCGTAAGTAAATGCCATTAAGTTATGCTCACTGTTACTGTGCCAAGATTAACCTTAGCTTCTCGTTGATTATTCATTGTCAAAGAACTTTCTCCAGGTTGCATTCCTGTTGTTCCCGTCATATAGCCTTGAGATAAAAATTGTCCTGGCCAATATTGAGGATCTAAATTCACTATGATTCCTGATTTATGTTGTGGCTTAGGATGTTGTAATGCCACTGCATCCGCTCGGTGATAAGGTGGATTTAGCTGTGGTTGTTTAGGTGTATATTCTGAACTATGCACCCATGCACCCGTCCATTCCTGGACCATTTCCCGATAGGGAAACGCCATTCCAGAACGATCTGAAATTCGCATTGCGTATCTGCCTGTTGCCCATGTTCCCATTATGATGCCGTAGTTGGATAGTAAGCTTGTGGAGAAATGTAAGTACTGGTTCGTGTACCGTCTTCCGTTAAAGCTCGTTGCATTGAATCTTCGTATAATAATTTTAAAGCCTGAATTCTGTCGGGTGCTCTTTTAAGCGCCAGTTGAAAAGCCACTCCTGCACATAAGGCAGGCAGAAATCTATTAGGTGCATCTGGATCATCGGTATAAGCTCCAGCATCCTCGACTCTTTTAATGGCATAATATTTTAAATGAGTATAAGTAGTTTTATCAGGACTCGGATATAAATAAATTTGTGGAGTTATTGGATCCACTCCTTGTCGATCGATAAAATATTGGGAAGGTTGAGATTGAGTACCTTTACCCGCTAAAGCCGCATAAGCTGAACGATCAATTTTAGTTAAAGAAACATCGCTTGAACTAGTAGTATTATTAGTTAAAGTTGCGTTATTAGAAACATAAGCTTCCATAATATCGCTGCTACCCGCTTCTGCAGAATACTTACTGGTTCCTGCAGTTAATTCTTGAGCAATCAACTTAATTTTCCAAAGATTAATTCCTCTATTATTCCAGTCTTGAAGTAAAAGATTTAAGGTACGTCTGCCTGACTTTAAGTCATAACCACTATTGGTTCGAATGCCACAACGTTCGTAGCCTTCCTCGACAATTTCGTCTATTGCTAGATTGAATGTTGTTGTTCCAGATGTTGCCATAATTCATTATATCAAATCGTCGATGTAGCCTCCGCCACTTTTCATTACGACAGTTTCTCCACCGATGGATTTTTTAGTTGGTTTCTTTTTATCAACTCTCTTTTTATCTTTAAGTTTAAATAAATTCTTCTTACCTGCTTCGTAAGCTCCTGCAGCAATAGCACCTGCCATAACAACTCTACCAATTCCTGTTCTTTTGCCTATTTTTTTCAAAACAGATAAAGCTCTAGCTTTAGTAGATTTATCTTTATAAACAAATTGCAAGTTACTTAATAATCTTGCTGTTTTAGGTGGAAGTGTTGTAGACGTTCCTGATAATGGAGCTTTTTGCATTTTCCCTAAACTTGTTAAATATTTTTTATAATCTTTTGCCTTTTTGAAGCCACCTCTTTCACGATGTTTATATAAATCAAATAACTTCTCGCTAGTCTTCTTGCTTATTTTTTTAACGTCGTAGCCTTTAAGATCAGTTGTTAAAAAACCTGTTTTAGCTTTAATCGGACCACCTTTATTAAATTCTCCATATTTCCATTCTAACCATTCCTTACTAATTCTTTTAGGTCCAGTTCCTCTTGTTGGTTTCTTACCCATTCTTTTTCTTTTACCCTGTCCTGAAATCCGTTTATCTGGTTCATTATGCAGTCTATCCCATTTAGTAGTTCTATCTTCAACAAGTACACTATGTTTAGCTTTAATCATTTTTCCATCTTTAGCTGCGTCCATGCCCTGCATCACATAGTGATCAGTTCCTTTAACAGCTTGTCCTGTTCCCCGTGTGGGAACTTGAATTAGTTTTCCTTCTTGTGCTGCGTCCATACCTTGCATAACATAATGGTCAGTACCTTTGACGGCAGCTCCTGTGCCTCTTGTTTTTTCTCTAATCAGTTGACCTTCCTGGGCTCTGACTAATTTTTGCTTAGATTCTTTTTTCCTTTTTCTTTCGTCTAGCAATCTTTCAATACGTTCTTTTGATGACACTTTTTCCTCCATGTGTTCAATTGGTGTAATATTATGTTGGGGATGTTCAAATTTTTGATACTTTCCTTTTTTAGCTTGAATAGGCTGTGCACTACGACCATATTTGGTTTTAAAATAATCTAATAATCTATCGTCAGGATCTCCCATAATTTTAGCTTGCGAAGAATCAGCTCTAGCAGTACCCCTTTTTCTAAAAACACTTCCAGCCAGTCCTCTAAGCATAGATCCAAAACTTGCTTTCACTGGTGTGCTTCCATGTTCGTCTGTCCATTTTTTAGCCATATCAGGTTTATTTTTCCACATCCATCTTCGTTGTTTTTCCGATTGAAAAGGCATTAGACCATTCCCTTATAATACTTTCTATAAGTTTGATTGGATTGATTATTAGGACCTCCTGCAATAAAGCTGCCGAGATAAGCTTTTTTAACTTTAGCTTTTCCACCTTTTTTAAAACTTTTTGAAATTCCAAAAATAAGACTTTTTTCTTCTCGATCAGGATAAAATTGATTTCCTTCAGATTTACTTTTAGAGCCTGTAACAGTAATTCGAGTTCCACCTTTTGTGGTTGCTCCGGCAGTAAGACTTATATCTTTAGTTTTAGGGGGATTGACATTATAGGCTCCTTCTTCTTTTGTTTCGCCTATAAAACCCTCAAAGCCAATATTAAGCCCTTCGAGTAAACCTTTTTTAAAGGTTTTATCTAATGCTACGTTAACTCCTTTTGTCTTTGCTTTACTTGTATCTGCCATATTGGGGCCCCATTGCCTTCGTTCTCGTTAAGAGTTGAACGCCTTTTTACGGTTGTACAACTTATTAGATGTTATCACTTTGGGTGAGTACAGTCTAGATTGTAGCAATTTGGCATAAGGATCACGCTTCCAGTTTCTACCTAATCCTGGTTTAAGTTGTTTGGGCATTTGAGATCTAGAAATTGCCATTATTTTGCATACCTGTCGGTTGATAAACCCGTGATAGGTTTATAGGAAGTTTTACCATTAGTTTGAATAGCCATTAAATATTCTTTGCGATTACTATTAATTTCTTTTTTGTAACTTACATGC